ATTTCATGCTAAATCTCAATGTTTTCATACAAAATCGTCATCAAAACTGGTTGAAGGATCTTCTAATTTACTCATCTTCAAATGAGTATAGTCCTCTTCTTTTGATTGAAGTATGAAAGTTAATAATTTCATTTTATCTTCTGTTACATTGTTGGTTACAACTTTAAAACTCAAAAATTGAGTTAAACTATATCTGCCTAATTCTAATTCTAATCTTCTAACTGCATATATGAAAGAGTTATTATTGTTTCTAACATCAACAGAAATTTCTTTATCCTGATATTCTACCGTTTCTAATAATAAAGTGTTCATAACATCCACATACTCTTCTTCATTATCTTGATCCACTAGATCTTCAATATGCTCACTTTCAATAATGTTATTACTTTTAGGTTCCATTAATATGTCCTCAGTGAATTGATAAGAATCATCAAGATCACCTAATAAATCACATAACTCGTCAGTCAGATCCTCTAGAATCTCTCCAGCTGTTCTTTTACAGTAATCAGGAATAAAAGATGTTTTATTCATTGATGATTCATTTAAATTCTTAATATGTTTATTTAAAATTAAACCTGATTTAATACAAGCTGATATAAAACAATCTTTAATCCAGCTCCTTAGGTCTTCTATATCAAAACCCATTGTTTTTAAAGTGCTATCGTTTGCCTTAAGTTTCTCAACTAGCTTGAAAATGTCTTCTTCTTTCATTGGTTTGTCAGTGACCCAAGTTTCTAAAAATCTTCCCAGATTTAACTTGCTTAAATACAAATCTGACACAGATAAATCATAATCTCTTGATCTTAGACTATAAGATAAAATTGTAAATGCATCTTCTCTCTCTCCTTTGATAGACATATATTTGTTTCCTAATTTCAATTTTAAACTCTTACTTCCTGACTCATATGTCACTTTGATGAATGATTCACTACCAACATCAAACAATGTTGACATCTCTGAATCATAATAAATACTAGTTCCTTTAGAGGATTCCATGAAATTATGCATTTTTGTCAATAATTTTGGTAAATTCTGATGAACACTATGAGTGTTAAACACATGCATTTCAGTGCACAACATTCTGAGAGATTGGAAAAAATTGTTTGATAATTTCGGCTTATTTACTATCATGCTTTCTACATATGATTCAGTTTTCCCATTCTCTTCTCGTGAATTCAGATTTATTCTAACAGAAACTTCATTTATCTTTCCTACCCAAGTTCCTGGTCCATAGTATTCAGAACGACCATTCACAACTCTATAATTCTGACAAAGTACAAAAGATCCTATTATTCCAAATCTTGAAGTTTGAATTTCCATGAGTATATTCTTCATTAATCTTCCTTCCAATATTAAACTTCTGAAAGTTGGTATTTGAGGTTTTATGGACTGTGGTTTAATGAATTTATCTGGTGAATTTCTTAGTGAGCAATTCTTTATGGTTTTTTGAATCATGCATAAGTTATACTTAGCTGAATTGACAGTGTTTGATTCTACAGAGAATGATTTGCTATTCAGTAATATTTCACACAGTTTTTCTTCTCTCTTCTTTAATGTTAATGGAGTTCTAGAAATCATGTATAGACAATGTCTTATGCACTTAAATTCTTGAGATAAGTTATACTCTTTTTCATCTTTAACTAGAGATATTTCATGTCCACTCCAAACATTTCTACATGCCACTGTGATTAAGTTTGAGTGTGCTGATCCATAGCCTAAAGGAGCTCCCAACAAATGTATTCGTCTACTAGTTGCATCAATACGAGAGAAGAAATTAAGAATCTGATAGTGATTATTGAAGGGAGATATTGCCAGAGTTTCATTATAATTCTCTCTTAGCCATTTAAAATGATTTTTGAGTCGAGACCAGAGTTCTTCCATCACACTTCTAGATAAATTGGTTGATTTGGTAAACCATTTCCAAGCTATAATTTGATTGGTAGGTAATAATATTGGGTCTGCTTCATGAATTACTATGGTGGATTTTACATTTTTAGTTCTTTTAATTTTTATTTGCAAATCTCTTAATCTTAACATGGCTGCGTTTGCTTTTAAAGAATAATATTCATCATGTAAAGGAAATAAAGCTGTTTTTTCTTCATTGTTTAATGAAATCTCAAGGTCATTCATAACTTCTATATTTTCAAGTAACCTTTTTGTCATAGAAGTCTTAACTTTCTTGGTAGTGTCTTTAACTGCATAAAAGTTTGCACTTTCATCTAAAATAGCATTAGTAGTAATATAAACGCTATGAGCCATCAATTTTGCCATACCAACTCCTCTTGAGAAACTTTCGACTACTCCTGGAGATAGAAATTTTAATTTTGCCAATAGAACAATTGATTCAGAACTACGAGGTTTAAAATAGAGAACTGAAGGATCAGCATTTACCTGTTCATAAATGGAATCATCAATATTTAGTTTCTCTTGAACTGATCTTAACTTACGATTCTCTCCATAAGGAATTATCAATTGGTTTGTAAATAGTCCTGAACTAGTTGTATGAAGTGTCAATTGTTTAGATGTCAGACTTTCTGTTGCTTCTTTGGCTAAAGCATTGTCCAAAATGAACTTAAAAAAAGTACTCATTGATGAGTCCGTTTCTATCAAGTTCCACATGTTATACTTAAATCCAGTTATTCCTGAGATTAATGGGTTATCCATTAAAAAATAACCTACTGAAGGATCCCTTAGTTCAAGAAGCTTGTCAGCAATCAAGTTTGTGACAATAGGTAGAACTGAAGAACCTAAAAATCTATAATGCATTAGTCCTTGTGAAAATTGACAAAGTGAAGCAAGAAGGAAGCTACCTCCATTTTCAACAATAGAAGTCAGTGCATTAGAAGATTCCTCTTGTCTAGCAATTAGAGATTCTTTTTCAGATAATAAGTGAACCGCCATGACTTGTTTTATGTAAGCATGATATCTAGATTCCTGGAAATTAAATATACTATTAAACTCCATACAGAACATGGTATTCTGAGTGCTTTTTACCGATAAATATATTCCTAAGGATTCACCAACAAATGTTTTAATGTCAAAGCACATGCTAGCACATAAGCTCATGAATTGTGCAACTTTCACTGAGTATGCCGGCAAACTCAACATCATAGATGAATCATCAGAAGACACCATAAAAGTTATGACAAATGAATGTTCTCTCAGATTCATTTTATCTAAGAAAGTTTTAATTACTGCTAAACTCAAAGTATTAGTACATTCCAAGGATATGACATGGAACAAGCTAGATGTGTAGTGCAAAATGCCTTGCATGAATCCTGATTGTATGTTTATAAATCTCCTTTTATTTCCAGTATACCAACTAGTTGTTGGTCTTCTTCCTTTGTATATATCATACAATTCTTGGAAACATTCATCTTCAACTTCTAAGTCCTCATGCTTTTCCATAATTTCTATAAGTCTGGGATCAATTTTAATTCTTCTGACAAACCATAATGATAATGTGTTGCTTATAAAAGGCCACATGTATTTGGGATAGAAGAAAGCTAGCATTTGACCAAACTTTCCTACATAATGGGCTTGATTCCATTTCTCAGCATCATCAGAGGATGACAAAGTCAAACTAGATTTACCTTTGAACATTTCTTGTGAGGCTTGATTATGTGTACCAACTAATATGTCCTTATTTCTTGGATGAGTCATCATTTCCATTGGGAAACATTCACATAAAGATCTTGACATGGATTCAAGAACATATTGACAAACTCGGCTTGAAAAGTTTAATATGAATATTTCTCTAATTCCTCCATGTTGTGCTTTATCAAAAAGATCAACATCTAGTCTGTTCTTCTCCATCAGTTCCTCCAAGCAAACAGGTACCAAATTCCACAGGTCAGGATATTTTTCCAAATAATCTAATGCTTCTATTATGACTTTTGATCTGTTTGGTTTCATATTTTCTTTTTTAAGTATTGCTTTCTTCTCTTTAGTTAATAATTCATAAGTTTCTTTTATTTCATAATGAAAGTCATTTTGAGAATCAAAGGTTGAGCTTGATTTTAGTGTTCCAAAAGTGTTTAACACATTAGTTAATGACAATTTTCTTAAAAAAGATTCTTCAACTTGTTGTCTGAAAGTTTGACCTTTATTATTTTTCAATTTTGCAGAAGCTTGAAGGCAACCGAAGTACAACATATCTGTCGAATATTCATGCCTTTTTAGCTCTTCCAGTTTTTTTGGATTTTCTACATCTACTTTTCCAATGGTCTTCTTTATATCATCTGTGAATAGCTTCTCCATTTCTATAATCTTCTTATACAAAGTATTTAATTGATTTCCTTGCATGAGTTCAGCCTTATTATTCAAGTATCCAATATACATTAGATTTATTATTAAGTTTAAATCTTCGGTTTTTTCTTTTGTAATGTAATTAATCATGTTTGTTCTGTATGTTTCTGGCATGTCTAACTCGTCCATTCTAATTGTTCTGTAGAAATGTCCTCCATCACAGATGTATTTCATTAGTTCTAGTGTTTTTTTGACAAAATAAATGGTCAATCTAGATCTTAAAACATCTGGTAATTTTTTAATCATTTTTTGTGGTTTTGGCATTCGTGGAAATGATACAAAACCTTCCATATACACATATCTTATGTTTGTCAAAACTTGCTCTGTTTGTTTTTTATCTTCAGAAGCGATCAAAGTTGAAGCTAAAATCATTGAATAAGCCTGCTTAACATTGGTCAAATCATGATTTTTAAACAAATTATCATCAAGAACATTGACCTTATATTCATTTAACCAGAAAACTATTTGGTTAAATATAATGGATTCCATAGATACTTGATTTGATAACTTGTCTGCAGTTAAAGATCTAAAATCTGTGTAGTTGTATTCTCCATATTTATGTATTGTAGGAAAAATTGAAGAGTCACGACTCAAAAATGTGTCATCATCATGCCATAATAGACTATAATTAATAAATCCATCTTGATTGGTGGGTCTTAATAACAAAAACATGTTATGATCTTTGACTCTTTTCACAATGAATTGGTTTTTTCCTACATGTTGTTTCATTGAAATATCAATCTCCAAAGCCATGTCTGCTACTAGTTTAGCCCACCTCATGATTGGCAATCCTAAAATCTTAGTAACAAGATTATCATAGACCTTAGAATCTGATTCTGGAATATGAAGTTTAATGGAATCAATCAATAGTTTCTTCACTTCACTAGTTACAAAATGAATTTCCTCAGTATCAGTAAAGAGAGCCAATTCAGGATCAGTTATAAATTGTTCAATATCTATTGTTGAGGTGGTAATTGAAAAAGGCTTGCTTTTCTCATGAATATAAGCTCTAACTTCATTATTCATATTTAATGTTTTCTTATATATACCTCTTTTTGCAAGTTCAATTTGAGATACATCATCATTGACCACCTGAATTCTATGTCTCTTGTTTCTAAAATTTACATCATTTGTACTAACAGGATTACACGCTCGGAAAATTTGATCTTCTAAACTTTCATCATCATCAACTGCATTATAAAACCTAATTTGTTCTAACACATGTGTCCAAACTGCTCCTGTTGCATTTTCTTTCTCATAAAAAGCTCCTTGCAAGGAACTAATTTGACCATTGATGCTAATTGGTCCTGGCATGTTATAATCATTGTTCCTATCTAGAATTACAAATGGAAATGGACACACAGTTTTTATGTCCCTTCTAAATGTAGAATTGCTTTGTTTTATTTCATAAGACTCAACTTCTGAATAACAATTTTCTGAATTCAATTTAATGTCTTGTTCTGTAGCTACTAATCTGTTGTAGGATTCCAAGTTTGGTTTAATTATATCTTCTTTTTTATCCCTATTCCTTAATGTCTGAGAGAAGTTAGACAATTCTAAATTCTTTCTAGATGCTTTATTTCTTATTTCCCTAATCATTCTTTCTGTCCGTCTTAATCTTTTATTTAAGGCAGCAGGATCAGGATTTACAAATTTATCTAGTTCTTGTTCAGTTAAACATCCTGTGAGAGGTTCTTCAGGATCTGTTTTCCAGAATTTAATTCTAGTAAACATGTTAGTTAAAGCTTTCATATCTAATGACATTTCTTCACTGGTTCTAGAAGGCAATTTCCCTGATTTTATTAAATCACACTCTATATCTCTAGCCAAAACGTATCTTAGACACAACTCATGTATAATTTGTCTTGAGCCAACTTGTAAATCAAAATTTAAGTAGATGGAATTTTGACTAACATTTATGACAAATAACCATGCATTGATAGTTTCAGATTGTTCTCTTTTTTTAAGCAATCGGTTCAATAAAGGCTCAGAATACTTTTCTAATTTATGAAGTATATCTCTTCTCATTCCCTTATCATTGTTTTGTCCTCCATTAGTTGTGAATTCAATAACAATAAAATCATTATCTTCTACGTAACAATAATCAGGAGTGTTATCATCTTTATTATCAGGATAAGTTTCCCATGTTCTTAATTCGAAATCTGTGTTATCACAAATGACAGAAAAAGTGTAGTCATGAACAAAATTTACTTTCTCCAAACCAACAAAGCTAAAATCAGTGGAAACAACAGTGTCACTTCTATAAGTTAACCCATCCTCTGTATCAGAATCTTCTTCAATTATTTTAAATGATATAGACACTTGTTTATTGAATGTTTTTGAGTTAGTTGACAACTTATTTTCTTTTAATTCATATTTAGGAACTGTGCAGTTTAAAAACTTATTAAAGCTAAATAAGGGATGATTACTAACTAAGTCTAGATTATGAAATCTTCCTTCTTCTTTCATTTTATTTATTTCTAGTCTAATATTATGTTTAATTAAATTGTTAAAATCCATTTTGTTTAAAACTTAATTTTACTTAAATTTTTATTTAAAGTAGAGCTTCTTTGTTTTAATGTATAGTTTTAATCCTGTCTCTTATA